TATAGACTACTACGAAAATCAAGGAGAAGGTCTAGCTCATTATATTAAGACATTAAGAGAAAAAGATTATGTGTATGGAGAACATATAGCTCCACACGATATAAAAGTTAGGGAGATGAGTACGGGCCGGTCTCGTTTAGAATCGGCTCGTGACTTAGGAATCAAGTTCCGTGTCATACCTAACTTAAGGATAGAAGATGGTATCGAAGCTGTAAGGACTATAATACCTAGGTGTTACTTTGATGAGGATAAGTGTAAACACTTAATTGAAGCTTTAAGACAGTACCGCAAAGACTTTGACGAGAAGAACAATTGCTTTAAAGATAGACCAGTACATGATTGGTCATCACACCCAGCAGATGCTTTTAGGTACATGGCCCTAGCTATACGAGATCGTCAAAATGCTAAGATGGAAAAATTACCAAGACAAGCAGACCAGGAGTACCAGATATTAGGATAAACATCAGAAATTTTCGAAAGGTAGACATTGAGCCTTTAATCAAGCTAGGATTCAAGATGCACAACGAATCTTCGTTTAAAGATATACGCTACGATAAAGAAAAGCTACAAGAATTAGGAGAAACCATAGTAGCTAAGCCTGATGTATTCTTTGCCTCTGTAGCTGAAGATGAAAATAAAGTGATATTAGGTATGTTCGTTGGCGTAATAACAGAGTACTATTTTTCTAAGGACACTATGGCTTCTGATCTATTATTCTATGTAGATGAAAATAAGAGAGGAGCTTTAGCGTGTCTTAAAATGTTTAAGGAGTTTGAACTATGGGCAAAAAGAAACAACGCAAAAGAAGTGCGCCCGGCTACTAGTACAGGTATTCAAGTGCAAAGAACAGCAAAATTATATGAACATTTAGGTTATGAACAAACAGGTCATACCTTTAGGAAGGTGCTATAATGTGCGGCGGCGGAGGCGGATATACTCCACCACCACCACCTCCACCACCACCACCACCTAAAAAGGCGGATGTGCAAAAACCCGTGGCTGACTACGCTGCTATTGATAGAAAGCGTAAAGGTAGGTCTTCTACCCTTATGACAGCGGGTGGAGCTCAAGGTCTAGTAGGTATGGAAAATATACAGAAAAAGAAACTTATGGGTTCGTTCTCAGAGACTTAGATGGATAAAGTAAATAATATTATTAAACGTATGGGGCAGCTAGAGTCTAGCAGATCTCCCTGGGAACAACTCTGGCAAGATTGTACAGACTTTGTAAACCCTAGACGTGGAGACTTTTCAATAGCAAGAGCTAAAGGAGACCGTACACGTTATGATAAAGTATTTGATTCTACAGCACCATTAGCAAACGAACAACTAGCCTCTGGCTTACATGGCTTTTTAACATCGTCTTCTGAAAACTGGTTTAGTTTAAATATACCACAAGAAAATGATATACTTGCTCAGTCAGTAAGATCTTGGTTACAAGGAACTACTGAAACTTTATTCGATGATGTATTCCACACACCTGAAGCTAACTTTACCACGGCAGTACACGAGTTGTACTTAGACCTTGGTTCTTATGGAACAGCAGTTATGTATGTAGAAGATAGACCAGGTAAGTCTATTAATTTTAGAACATTCCACTTAGCAGAGTGTTACATAGCAGAAAATTCAGAAGGTGTAGTAGATACACTATACAGACAATACAAACATACCGCAAGACAGTTAGTACAAATGTACGCAGACAAGTTACCACAAAAATTTATAGAGAATTCATACAAACAACCACATCAAGAATTTACATGTATACACGCTGTTGAGCCAAGAGACTCATACGGCCCTGGTGCTAAAATGGCAAATGATATGCCGTTTAGTAGTTGTTATGTATTAGTAGAAGAAAAAATATTATTAGCTGAATCAGGATTTAACGAATTCCCTTATATGGTTCCTCGTTGGTCAAAAACAGCAGGTGAAATATATGGTCGCTCACCTGCTATGACCTGTTTACCAGATATTCGCATGGTAAACGAAATGACTAAGACCGTCATTAGAGCTGCTCAAAAAGCAACAGATCCACCCCTTTTGGTTCCTGATGACGGTTTTATGTTACCACTTAGAACTGTACCAGGTGGATTAAACTATTATAGATCAGGTACTCAAGATAAAATTGAGCCATTAACATCTAATGTTAGACCTGATATTGGGTTAGACTTTATTGAAACTAGACGTGAGCATATACTTAAAACATTCCACGTTGATTGGTTACAAATGAAACAAGATGGTCCTCAGATGACTGCAACAGAAGTATTGCAACGTCAAGAAGAAAAAATGAGGCTACTAGGCCCTATGGTTGGTAGACTACAAACAGAATTTTTAGGTCCTTTAATAGACCGCGTGTTTGCAATAATGATGAGACGTAATGCAATAGCTGATGCTCCACCTGAAATACAAGGTCAAGCATTAAAAGTAGAGTATGTATCTCCTGTAGCTCGTGCTCAGAAATCTCAACAAATATTTAACTTTAGTAGATTCTTAGAACAGATGATACCTCTAGCTCAAATAAAGCCAGAGATATTTGATAACTTAGATGCTGATGGTGCTTTTAAATGGGCACATGGTACATTAGACGCTCCAATGGAAACATTAATGGGAGAAGAAAATGTAGAGCAATTAAGACAACAAAGACAAGAACAACAAGAACAAATGCAACAAGCTGAACAAGCTCAGCAACTTGCAGGAGCAGCTAAAGATGCAAATGCAGCAGGACTATTAGGTGGCGAGGAAGAAACTTAACGAAATACACGATTCTTATCGCGCGGTGTTCGATTCTCCAGATGGAGAGCGCGTGTTAGAACACTTGATTAAAGTAGGGTATGTAGATACTACCGTACACACACCAGGTGATTCACATGATACTGCTTACAAAGAAGGTAAGCGAAGTATCGTCATATCAATTCTAAGGTTTATTGAACGCGACCCTAGAGAAATATTGCGCCAAGTGCAGCAAGGAGAACAAGATGGTTGAAGAAACAGGGTCCGTAGAGGCTACACCCGAAGTAGCTGAAGATACGGGGAGCTCGGTTGATTGGAAAAACTCATTACCAGATGATGTTAGAACTGATCCGAGTCTCGCCGACATCAAAGATATAGGAGGATTAGCAAAGTCTTATATACACTCACAAAAAATGGTAGGTACAGATAAAATAGCTTTACCAACTGAAAATGCAACGCCAGAAGAAATGGCAGCTTTCTATGATCGTTTAGGTAGACCTAAGGAGTACGAGTTTACAAAAGCCGAACTTCCTGAAGGTATGAACTACAACGAAGACATGGAAAAGCAAATGAAGGCTATGATGCATGAGTCAGGCTTAACTAACAAACAAGCTAATACTTTATATAATGGTTATATGCAATATATGGGTACTCAGTACTCAGAACAAACAGCACAAGCAGAAGGTCAAAAGCAAGAATGGTATAAGACACTTCAAAAAGATCTAGGTAAAGCCTTTGATCAAGAAGTAGACTTATCTCAAAGAGCTGCTAGAGAACTTGGCGGCGAAGATTTTTTAAAATGGCTAGATACCACTGGTCAAGGTAATAATCCAATGTTTGTTAAAATGTTTGCTAAAGTAGGTAAAATGATGGCTGAATCAGGGGCAGAGCCTGGTAAGCCACAATCGTTTGAAATGACACCAGATTCTGCTATGCAGGAGATTGCTAGACTTCAACGAGACCCTAACTTTATGAACCAATATACAAATAAAGATGCTGATGGTCACACTGAAGCAGTTAAAAAGTATGGTAGGTTATTTGAATATGCTTACCCAGAGGCTGCAGAATAGGTGTACATATATATATTTACTGGAGTATAATCCAGTATAGCGGGTAGCTAATTTAGTCCGCAGCTGTATGCCCAGGCTTAAGGGTAGTGGAGGTCCGTAAGGGTAGCCTATGCGATATATTTAATATTGTTAAAAGGAGAACATTTTTATGTCAACTCAAATTACAACGGCTTTTGTCAATCAGTACAGAGCTAATGTTGAGCACCTCTTGCAACAAAAAGGTTCAGTCTTACGTCCATTCGTAAGAGTAGAATCTCAGAATGCTGAGTTTGAATTCTATGATAGAATCGGACAAACTTCTGCGCAAGAAGTGACAGGTCGTCATCAAGACACTCCACTAATTACAGTACCACACGATAGAAGACGTTGTTCTCTACGTGACTTTGATTGGGCGGAACTAATTGATAGACCAGATAGAATAAGATTGTTAATTGATCCTACTTCTCCATATGCACAAAACGCTGGTTTTGCGCTAGGTAGAAAAATGGATGAAATTATAATTGCAGGCGCTTTTGATACTGTTTACACTGGTAAAACCGGTGCGAGCACAGTCACATTCCCAGCTGGGCAGCAAATTGCTGTTAACTATGTGGAAAGTGGTGGTGCTACAAACTCAGGTTTAACCATTGGTAAACTTAGAAAAGCTAAAGAAATGCTTGACGCGGCTGAAACAGATCCATCAGACCCTCGTTACATCATTTGTACAGCAAAACAAATTCATGATTTGCTAACATCAACTGAAGTAACAAGTGCTGATTTCAACTCTGTTAAAGCTTTAGTTCAAGGCGACGTTAATACATTTATGGGATTTACGTTTGTAAGAACTGAACTAGTAGCAACTGATTCAAGTTCATACAGAAGAGTTATATGCTACAGTAAATCAGGACTATTGCTTGCAATGGGTGCTGATGTAAATGTAGACATAGGCCCAAGACGTGATAAACGTAATTCAACCCAAGTCTATTGCTCTGCTTCATTCGGTACAGTTCGTATGGAAGAAGAAAAAGTAATAGAAATTAAATGTGCAGAATAGGAGATAAACAATGGCTGTAACAACTCAAAAATCAACAGAGTATACTAATAGCACTGCTAATCCTATTACTACTCAAGCACAACCGCATGAAATGCATGGTAGATTAAGAATAGCTTTCTTTACTCATGATCAAGACGGTGCTGGAGACGCAACTTCCGATGTAGCTTTAGTTAAGCTACCAGCTGGAAAAGTACGTCTTATGAGCTCACTTTCAAGAGCATATTGTAACTGGACTACAAGTTCTGCTACTTTAGATCTTGGCTGGGATGCGCATACTAATGCTGATGGAACTGCTGTAGCGGCAGACCCTAACGGACTTATTGACGGTTTATCCGTTGATACTGTCGGGTACTTCACATTAGAAGGAGCACTAGCTGCGGAAAAAGCAACAGGTGGTACACACTCGTTTGACAGTAAAGAGGGCGTTGTAATTCGTGCAACATCTCAAGATACTGCGATAGCAAGTGGTGATGACCTAGTTGGTTACTTAATCTACGTTGTAGATTAATAATGAATAGAGGGGAGGGAAACCTCCCCTCGCTTGGAGAAGTAATATGGCAACGGCATCGGCAGAGATTAACATAGTTAATAGGGCTTTGACTTTATTAGGTGTTAATACAATAACAGCTTTAACTGATTCAGATAAAGCGGCAGCAACAGCTTCAGTATTATGGGATGATACTAGAGCCGCTGTATTTAGGGCGCATCCTTGGAACTGTTTAACTAAGAGGGTAGCTTTATCTAAAGATTCAGCAGCACCTGCTTATGGTTATAGTGCTAAGTTTCAATTACCAGCAGACTTTTTAAGATTAATACAATTAGAAGACCCAAAAGAAAATTATCAAATAGAAAACGATTTTATACTATATGATGGTACTGCTTTAAATGTACAGTACCTTGCTTTAATAACTGATGTAACTAAGTATGATACATTATTAATAGATGCACTAGCTGCAAGACTAGCTGCTGATTTAGCACAACCGTTATTACAAAGTACAACGGCTATGGAAAAGATGTATGCGCTATATGAATTAAAACTTAAAGAAGCTAGATATGTTGATGCACAAGAAAATTGTCAAGATGTATTAGATGCTGATTATTGGTTAGATTCAAGATCTGGATTATCTAGGCCTAATATAGATACACCTCCAAGGAATTAATATGGCAAAAGTTACGCCTATACAAACTAACTTCGCAGGAGGTGAAATTAGTCCTAAATTACAAGGACGAGTTGACCTTCAAAAGTATGCGGCTAGCTGTAAATTAATTCAAAACTATATTTGCTTTCCTCATGGTGGTGTAACTAAAAGATCTGGCACTAGACATGTGGCCGAATGTAAAAACAGTGCATCAACTAAAAGACTTATACCTTTTGTATTTAGTACTACCCAAGCTTACATGTTAGAGTTTGGAGATGACTACATAAGATTTTATAGAAATGAAGGACAAATATACTCATCAGGTAGTACACCTTACGAATTAGCAAGCCCATATGGGCAAGAATATTTAGATGGATTATCATTTACACAATCAGCAGATATTTTATATCTAACACATCCTAGCTTTTCTCCTAGAAAACTAACAAGAACAGCTCATAATGCTTGGACAATTACAGAGCTAGATCATTTAGATGGGCCGTACCTTGATGTTAATACTACGGCAACAACAATGCAACCAAATGCTACTTCTGGTACAAGCAAAACTATAACGGCTAGTACAGATACTTTTGCTAGTACAGATGTTGGAAGATTAATAAGATTAAAACATAGTAGTACTTGGGGTTATGCTAAAATTACAGGCTTTACTTCGGCTACCGTAGTAGTAGTTACAATAAAAAGTAATTTTGGTGGTACAGGTACTACAACTGATTGGAAACTAGGTGCATGGTCAGATACGTCAGGTTGGCCTAGTTGTGTAACATTTTATCAAGACAGATTGTTTTTTGCTAATAGCACTACACAACCTAATACAGTTTGGAGTAGTAAATCAGGTGACTTTGAAAACTTTGCAGCTACTGCAACTGACGGTGTTGTAGGTGATGATGCTGCCTTAGTATTCACGTTAGCTACAGATCAAGTAAATGCTATTAGATGGATGTTTGGTGGCAAACAATTACAATTAGGTACATCTGACGGTCCATTTTTAATGTCATCAGGTGGAGATAACTTAGCTTTAACACCTACAAACGTAACAGTAAATAGAGAATCAACCGACGGTGTAGCAAGTATGAAACCTATTGGTGCTAGTAAAGCTACAGTATATACAGATAGAAATTTAAGAAGAATACGAGAACTAGCTTATAAATATGAAATTGACGGTTATACATCCCCTGACTTAACCCTTATAGCAGAACATATCACATCAGGTTCTACAATAAAATCTATGGCATATGCAAGATCTCCGGATAATCTTATATGGACATTATTAGAAGATGGCGGTTTAAGATGTATGACATATGAAAGAGAACAAGATGTAGTAGCATGGCACAGGCATATACCAGGTGGTACATCAGGGACTTGCACTATAACTGTGACAGATTATGCTAATATTGCAGCAGGAGCTAAATTAATATTAACTAAGTCAGATGGAACAATTACAACTTTTACTTCAGCTACTTCAGCTACTTCTGGAAAGTTTCACACTGTAACTAGTAATAATCAAACAGCTACAAACTTAAAAACGTTAATAGATGCTGACTCTGATTTTACAGCAACAGTTAGTACTAATGCAGTAACTGTCAAAGAAACTGCAAGAGCAGGCTCAGACCCGTTAACTATAACCACAAGTGATACTACAAGACTAACAGTAACTAGTCAAGCCAAAGCATTAGTAAAAAGCATAGCGGTCATACCAACAGCTGATGAAACTGAAGATCAATTATTTATGATTGTTGAAAGAACTATAAACGGAGCCACTAAGCATTACGTAGAGTTCTTAGAAGAGGTCTTTGATACAAACAAAGGCAACACGGTATCGGATGCTTTCTTTGTAGATTCTGGTTTAACTTATTCAGGTGCATCTGCTAATAGTGTGTCAGGATTAGCACACTTAGAAGGAGAAACTGTACAAGTACTAGTTGATGGGGCAACTCATCCAAATAGAACGGTTTCTTCTGGTGCAATAAGCTTATCAAGTTCAGGTACTAAGATTCATGTAGGTTTAGCCTATAAAGCTAAGCTAACTACACTAGACCCTGAAGTAGCCACAGAATCAGGGGCTTCTCAAGGTAAAGTAAGAAGAATAGAAAGAGCCACAGTCCGTGTTGTAGATACTTATAACCTTAAGATATCAGCCGAGACTATACCATTAGAAGAATTAGACTTTAGAGATACTAGTAGCTTAGAAGCTGTACCATTTAGAGAAGGTAGTCAGTCTATGGACACTGTAACTTTGTTTACAGGAGATAAGAGAGTATTGATTTCTCATACTCCTGATCGTAAATTTAACTTAGTTATACAGCATGATCAACCTCAACCATGTACGGTATTGATTATAATGTATGCATTGGTGGTGTCAGACAGATGATATATATACTATTATTACAGTTAAAGGAGGATAAAATATGTGCTCAACTGCAATGATTTTAATGGCTACTACAGCAGCTGTAAGTACTACTGTACAAATTTCAGCTCAAAGAAGTGCTGCAAAAGCACAAGAAAATGCCGCAAGATACCAAGCAGATGTAGCAGAACAAAATGCTAAAATAGCTAAAGACCAAGCACAGTACGACGCCGATCAACACGATAGAGATATTAGAAGAATGCTAGCTTCTAATAGAAATAAAGTTGGAGGTTCAGGTGTGACATCTTCAGGTTCTGCTTTAGATGTACAATTAGATATTGTTGAAGAAGCTGAAATGGATAAATTAGCCATCTTATATGGTGGTAATATACAATCAGATAGTTATAAAACTCAATCTGAAGGTTATAAAGCAGATGCAAGAGCTGCTAAAACTGCAGGAAAATATGCAGTAGGAACTACTTTATTAGGTGGAGCAGAACGAGTGGCTGGAACTTATTTAAAATATAAACAAGGGCCTGAATAATGACAATATACGTAGGAAAATCTAAATCAAAAGAAGTTGTTGAGTCTAACACAGGGGCTGATAATACTTGGATGCTTAAAAAATCTGCAGAGCTTATGAAGCTTAATGAAGAAAACACAACTAAATTAATGGGTATGTTAGACCCTAGTCTCTACTTAAATAACCCTGGTTTTGTTTCTGGAAAAGATCCTGATACTTATGTAAATCAGAAAAAAGATTTTTTAAATAAGGCTTTATCTTCTACTGCTTTTATACCGCCATCTGCTAATGCAGCAGAAATGTGGCAGGGATATACTAGTCAATTTACAAATAAAGAAATATCAGCTGGCATTGGAGTAGAAGCAAGTACACGAGTAAATGCTAGACACCAAGAAGTTACTTCAGGGGTAAGAATGATGGTTGATACATTAACTGAATACCCAACAAAAAATAATTTTAATGACATGATTGAAAATGTTCATTCTTATATAGACACTATAGATTTAGAACCAGGTGCTGAACAATATTTACCTGCTGGTACTTCAACACATATGGCTAGAGAAGCTAAGAAAAATATATCTAATACTTATCTAAAATATGCGGCTGATCAAGACCCTATAGGAGTTATAGATGATATTTATGATAATCAAAGTTATTGGAAAGGATTAGGATTATCTGACGGTGATTTAATAGGCCATGTAATAAATGCACAAGAAAAATATAAAGCTATTGCAGTAGAAGATACTAAAGCTATTATATCTATGTTAAAAGATAACTTTCAAAAAATAATAGACAACGGGGGTGATTTATCTGTAAGTGATTTAGGTAAAATGAACCCTGGTGATTTTACTCATGATGAGTTTGTAATGAAACTAGGCATGTTATTACCTTGGTTTGAAAATGGTATGAAACCAAATGCGCCTAGAACTAAAGATAATGAATCACAAAGAACTGCAACATCAGAAATGAATGGTATAACTTACCTATACCCTACAATAAGATTTAATATAGACGGTAGCCAAATGGAACTAGAAGATCCATTTCAATATGCTTTAGATCAAGGTGAT